CGGCAGCGCGGTGATGCTGGTGCTGCGCAGGTCGAGCCAGCCGCCCACGGTCAGATTGTCCGGCAGCGCGGTGATGCTGGTGCTGCGCAGGTCGAGCCAGCCGCCCACGGTCAGATTGTCCGGCAAGGCGTCGACTCCGCTAACATCTTCCAGATCCAGGTCGTGGGTGACGGTAATATTCCCGTTATCGGAAACAGTGTGCTGAATATCGTTTTTCACGAGGTGCTTAATTAAGTCGAGCATTGCTGATCCTTAAATTTTGCGTGTAACAATCCTGTCGCTTTAATAGCCGACCATTTGATTAATTCGGATTTCCGATACCCTGCTAATGGATGGCAGGTCTACCGTGCTGGTTGAGATAAACCTCTATCTCTTCGTTCGTGGTGCGCAGGCGTTCAAACAGGGTGAACAAATACAAACCTTTGCCTACGTTTGCAGAAGCGCGATATGTGCGCCCCTGATACTTGACCAGCATCCCTGGTATAACGCTGGTTCTTGGTAATGTTGTTGTGCCGTAATTAGCCATCTCATCCCCTTGCCGTCTTCCCGGCTGCCAGAACTTTTACCCGGGCATTCGCGTTTGAATGCGTTGTTTGGATGAGTTGATAATAGCAATGGCTATTGAATGTATCAATACGTATCGGTATTAATTTATCGAAAAGGTATCAACTGTTTGATGGATAAGTGAATTTATTTTTATTTCTTCCATGCTATGCTCAGAAATACATCTGAGGAGGTGCTCTGTGGAGTTGAATGAAGAGAGGGCTGGCATGATCGGTTGTGCCATTGGCGCAGCTGTCGTACAGCTTATTACTGAAAATAAGGTGATTTGTCGTGATAACCTGGTCGACGAACTGGAGCGTCAGCGGCGACTGACCGGCAACGTGATAGGGAAGGGTGTAAACAGGGATGCTGCGGAGTTAGTGAGGAAAGGGCAGTAAAAACCCGGCACGGCAGCCGGGTGTTCATTCTATACTCTTGTCAAGCCACTACATTTTGTTGTAAGCAATCGACTCATGAATCAGGGCTTTGCCCATGATATAGAGCTGATCCTGATTGTCTTCCGTCACATACCAGTCTTTGTACGTAGGGTTATCTGAGAGAACCGCCAGTTGCAACCCTTGCATCTGCAAGCGCTTTACGTGGAAGTGTTGGCCGAAAACGAACGCATATACACCATCGGCTTTGAAGCTTCTTACTGATATATCAAAAAAAATCCTGTCACCTGACTGTATCGTGGGGCGCATGCTATCCCCATCTACAGTCATCACCTTGATGTCAGCATCAGATCGGTTACCAAACAGCGATCTAGCATGTTCGGATGTAAATTCTATGGCGTGGAGGACTTCAACAAATTCAGAAATCATGAAAGCTCCAGGACCTGCGCTGACAGTGAGATCTAGAACATCAACCCTGAAAACATCAGGTGCCGTATCCTCCGTTACCGGGATCACCGGTTGCTGCCCGTCACTTCTCATCGGCCCAACACCTGTAGAAAGCCACTCCGAACGCACGCCTAGAGCGTTAGCTATTTCTACAATCTTTGTCGAACCGCGCGCGTTACCGCTAGTCAGGCGCCAGATAGTAGGCTGCGCAACACCTGAGGCCTTAGCTAAAGCCCCTTGAGACATACCTGAAGCTGTCATCGCCTGGTTAAGGCGCTCAGCAAGAGTTTCTTTTTTCATAGTTTTTAATTTATACGCTTACGTATTGATGGTCAAAACACGTTTAGCTATTGCCAATGTTAATACTCATTGCTATTATCGTTTTGACCCAATACTTATAGGAATTGGATATGACGAACAACACCATCCAGCGAGCAATTGATATCGCTGGCAGCCAAAAAAAATTAGCCGACCTTTGTGGCGTAGCTCAACCCACCGTATGGCGATGGCTACACGGAGGTGGCATTGATGCTCGATACGTTATGAAAATTGTTTCTGCCACTGACGGAAAGATTAAAGCCCCCGAAATCAGGCCTGATTTAGCTCAACTATTTGGAGCTAACAATCCCGCCGCCTAAGTGGCGACTTAACCACTCACCACAGGAATTATCACCAATGGAGAACGCAATCGCACGAAAGTTAGATCCACCAGTTATCAATCCGGTTGAGATCGAAAGCGTCCTGCTCAACCGGCTTGCATCAGTGGGCCAGAAGTCTTACGCCGAGCATATGGGCATCAGCGAGTCGACAGCCAGCAGGCGCAAGGCTGAGGGGCATTTCAGCAGCATGGCTAGAGAGTTAGCTTTTCTCGGCATACAGGCGGCGCCACCGGAAGCGGTGTTGGTGTCGCGTGAATATCTGGCCTCAGTTGAAACGCTCGCTGATATCGGGCTGAAAGCCGAACGAGCCAGGCCGGGGCCGCTGGGGTGGGATTAAGCCATGAACCATATCGAATTCATCGAAAAGCATGTGCGTGAAGAACTGCTGAAGCTCGGTTTCTCTCTGGGAGTGGCTCAGGGGGGGGCATTCCAGGCTATCGACATGTACAAGCGCATGAGCCAGGCAAGCAGAAAGGGGAATATTTTTGATGATGTTTTACGGCACGCAAAGCTGTGGGCGGAGAAGCGGCAGTTACCCGCTGACAGGCTCGATAAGCGAAAAGTTAAACGGAACGCCCAGCCGGGCCTGTTCTGAAAAGGCGAAAGCCGCGCTGGTGAGACAGCAACGGCTTTCAGGTGCAAATACGGCAGTAATTGCAGGAGGAATAATGGCAAATAAACCACGTCATTACCATACCGCTGTACATAAAAACAATACCCGCGACCGACTTGTGCGCTCAATCAGTCCGACAGTTGGCGAGAAGATGCGCGCCATTCTGGAAGAGCTGAAGCGTAAGGAGGAAAGCCGTGAGTAACCTCGCACAAGTTATACCAATTAGGCCGCCGCTGGAGGTTGTGGAGCATCGCATGGCACAACTTGAAGATGGATTCACCAGGCTCGCCAATGAACTCCTTGATGCCGCTATGTCGTCAGGATTAAGCGAGACGGAGCTTTGTATTTTGATGGCCGTTTGGCGGAAAACTTACGGCTACAGCAAAAAAAACGACTGGATCAGCAATGAGCAATTCGAGGCGATGATCCGTAAACACCACACCCATTGTTCAACGGCAAAGAATCTGCTCGTTGAAAAACGAGTGTTGATTCAGGTTGGTAGGAAGGTGGGTATGAATACGAATGTTTCTGAGTGGAAAGTGAAGTTTAACGGATTCTGCAAAACATTAGCTAAATCTGCTAAGAAAACCTTAGCAGAACCTGCTTCTGAAACTAAGCAGAAGGTGCTAACCACAAAAGACAATATACAAAAGAAAAAAGAAAACACCCCCTTACCCCCAGAGGGGGAAGAGGTCATTCAGGAAGAAAAACCTGTCTCAAAGAAAACCCCGATCGACTACCAGGCGGTGCTGTCTGCATACAACACCACCCTGGGAGACCGCCTTCCCCAGGCAGAGGCACTAAACGACAAACGTCGCCGTGCTATCAAACGCCTGCTGACCGAACTGAAAGAGCCAACCGTCGAGGCCGCTGAGAAGTATTTCGCCGCGTTCGCCAGAAGTGCCAAACCGTTTTACTTCGGTGAAAACAATACCGGGTGGCGTGCCAGCTTCGACTACCTGCTGCGCTCTGACACGCTCATTAAAACGCGGGAGGGTTCACTGTGACCGACATGAACATGATCCCGCAGAACATCGAAGCGGAACAGAGCGTGCTGGGCGGCATAATGCTGGATAGTGGTAGCGATCGGTGCCAGACCGCTATGTCGATGCTCAAGCCCGAATCGTTTTACATCCGCCCCCATCAGGTGATCTTCTCCGAGATGCGGGAACTTGTAGCCAGCCAGAAGCCCATCGACCTGATTACTCTGATTGAGTCGCTGGAATCGAAAGGGTTTGGCGAGCAGGCTGGTGGATTCGCCTACATAGCCGAGATATCCAAGAATACCCCCAGCGCGGCGAACATCGTTCACTACGCCATGGTGGTGCGTGAGAAAGCCATGGAGCGCTACGGCATTGATAAGCTGACCAGCGCTACAGAACTGCTGTTTTCCCGTAACGGGATGACCACCAGCCAGAAGTTCGACGCTATCCAGACCCTGTTCACCGACATCGCTGACTATGCGAAAACCGGTAGCCGTCGTGGCTTGCGTGAGTTCACTGACGTGATGAGCGACTGGATTGACGAGGTAGAAGGGCGCTGGGAAGACTCTGACGCAACTCGCGGACTGTCGTCTGGTATTGAGTCACTTGACGGCCTGCTACAGCCTAAGGGTTTGGTTAAGGGCGCTCTACTGGTTGTTGGCGCTCGCCCGAAGATGGGGAAAACCACTCTGTACAGCCAGATGGCCGTTAACTGTGCTGAGAACGAACAGCTGCCTGCGCTGATGTTCAGCCTTGAGATGCCGGATAAGCAGATTGTGGAGCGCATGATCGGCCAGGTGAGCCGTGTAAATACCGATGTTTTCTACGGTGACCGCTACGACGACGCGAAGGTATCTATGGCTTTTGCTGCTGGTGGGCGTCTGGCGCAGACCGGCAATCTTTACGTTGACGACACGCCCGGGGTCACGCTGGCGCACATCGTTGCAGAGTCACGTCGCATCAAACGCGATCGCGGCGCTGTCGGCATGGTGCTGGTGGACTACCTGACCCTGATGACAGCTGATAAAGCCGATCGTAACGACCTGGCCTACGGGATTATCACGAAGGGCCTGAAGAACCTGGCGAAGGAACTGAACTGTGTCGTCGTGCTGCTAACCCAGTTGAACCGCGATCTGGAGAAGCGGACAAACAAGCGTCCGATGCCGAGTGATTCCCGCGATACCGGTCAGATTGAGCAGGACTGTGATTACTGGTTAGGCATTTATCGCGAAGGTGCATACGACGAAAACGCAGATCAGGCGGCTACCGAATTGCTGTTGCGCCTGAACCGCCACGGCCCGACCGGCGTTGTTTATTGTGACCAGCGGCACGGTGCGATCTACGACTGCGACCAGGCCGCCGCCGCAATGAAGCGCGAAGAGCGAGATACCCGGTCACAAAAGCGAGGTGAATTCTGATGAGAAGCAAAGACCAGATTGCAGTTATTGATTTGCTGAAGCAGGACAAGGTTGCTACTGCGAGACGGATACGGAAGCAAATGGGGTGGGACAACAAACACACTCACAACATTATCGGGCGCCTGCTGCGTATTGGCGTTATTACGAATACCGGCTGCCCGCACCATCCGCAATATCGCCTTGTGCAGCGCTGGCAGACAAAAGTGGTGCCGCAGAAATCTGCCGGGCCTCAGCCAGAACAGCAGTCAGTAACACAAATCTGCCGCCAGAACTGGCAGGGCTACGAAATACACAAAATTTTCGGGAGTGCGCGAGCATGAGTAAAACCACACAGGAATTAATCTCCGGCGGGAACACCCTGGCGAAAGCGTTACAGAACGCCGAGTTTGCGGCACTGGTGAAAGAGCTTGTAGCTGGCTTTGAATGCGCGATTCTCGCAGCGCGCGAGGCCTGCAAAGAGCGCGACGAACTGAAGCAGCAGCGTGATGCGTTGGCAGCGGAGAATACGGGTCTGAAGGCTGGAGCCTCATATTTCTCATACGGCTCTGAGCATAGTTTCGAATGGCACAAAACTGCTGAGGAAGCTGTCGAGGCGGCTGAGGCAGCAATCGACGACTATCGCGGCGATGCCTGTGATGGATGGTCTGAGGAAGTGGATAGCGTTTGCTGGGGTGTAATCATGCAGTCATCCACGAAGGTTGGGGAGCGTCCCCGCTCTGATGAAGACCGCTGCGATCCGGCAATCGATACGATTTGCGACTATGCGCTGCTACCGAATATCGAAACCCCGGCCACCGACACAGCGCTGGCAGAGCTAAAGGCAAAAGAAGCGCGTAACGCTTACGAAAGCATTCTTGATAACCCGTCAGTGTTTGATATGGAGTCGCTCGTTGATTGGCTTCAGAACAATGCAGAAAACTCAGAAGCCTACGCCGCCGAGCTGCGCAAGGAGTCAGGCAAATGAGCAAAAAACTTACAAAGCGCACAGTGTCAGAGCTAAAGCCAAACGATGTAATAGAGCTTTTCGATGCCTGGTTTCGTGTTCGCTACATCAATTACAACAGTGGTGAAACTAGGATTCAGTTGCAGCGTGAAGAAGACCAACTATCACCGTACAGCGATATGACATGTGCGACGGTGACTGTCAGCGATGATTTGAACGTCTGGATAAATGTTGAGGTGAGCGATGAGCAATAACACCGAAGCGCTTCCACCGAAAATTAATTACGGCTTGCTTCGGCGCTGGAATGCCCAGCGCGGCCAGCGAAACGGTCGCGGAGGGAGATATAAGCGCCTCCCATCCAGACGCAACTTACGACGCTGGATAGGCAGGCGTTTAATTGCCGAAGTTTTAGCGGAGGCCAGCAATGACTAAACAACTGCGTTTTTACGGCGGCAGCGATGACCTTTTTGAAGTAGAGGGCGCTATCCGTGAAGAGATTGGCTGCGCATCGGAGCCGGGGGTTTACCACCTTAAATCATCTGAAGGCGAAATGCTGGTTGTCGCCCACTATCTTCGTAACGGTTGTTGGTCTATCGGCATTGCGCAGGTTGATGAAGAAATTCCGGTGCCGAAATGGCCGGTTTCATTCAGCCTGGCGCACACCTATAGCGTGATGCTGACCATCGAAGCCCCTGACGATATTCATTTAGTGACTGGTGAAGATGATGACTAACTCTCTCGAAGCACTGATTAATAACGCAATGCTCTCCTCCGTAGAGGGTTTTGTATTTCTCGTTGTTGACTCTATCGAATTTGAGTTGGGCCGTCTGGTCAGTAAGGGCTATGTCAGACCGGTATTCCTCAATGCCTTACGCGATAGCGTCGAGTTAACCGATGCGGGGCGTCAAGTCCTGATGAATGAACTGGCTAAGGTGGCTTTATGACAACAACAAACCTGAGCAACTTCTTCGGCATATATTCGCAGCGCAGCAACGTTACGCTAGTTGAATATATGTTCGACCCAAAAGAAGGGGTTCGGTCTTCTAAATTCCTCGTCAGGCATTCATCGAGCGTGCAGAAGACGACGCTGGAGCAATACATCACAGTTGAGCGCGATAGTTACGGAAAATTCATTCCTGCGGTCGCGCTGGACGATTTTCCCAGCGGGCTGAGCGACCGGGAGTCAATGCTGAAACTGGCCGATTGGCTTCACCGCCTGAGCGTGGCCATCGAAGACACATGGAGCGAACCGAAATGAAAAACCTGAGCAATGAGCGTTTGGCCGAATACGCCAACGATAAGCGCATGTGCAATATCAACGATGAAATAGTCTCTATGGCCAGTGAGCTACTGGCACTGCGGGAAGCGGCGGAGCATCCGGTTGCGTGGACAGACGCAGAAGAGCTACGCGATGTAGAAAAGAATGGTTGGGGAAATTTGTTCACAGCTAACCCAATCACCCCGCATGCTGACCCTCGTCGCGTCATTAAGCTCTACACCACCCCGCCCGCGCCGGTAGTCCCGGATGGCTATGCGCTGGTGCCAATCGAGCCTACAGAGAGCATGGTTATCGATGGGTTTGAGTCTGAACCGGATTCTTTCTTTAGCGCCCCCGATGAATGGGCCGCATATGAGGCTATGAGTGGATGCCAGCAGGCAGCGCATAAAGCCCGGTTGTGCTGGGCGGCAATGCTCGCAGCAGCACCGCAGCAGGAGGTGGAATCGTGAGTGATGAACCACAAAGCAACATAATTCCACTGATTCAGCCAAAGCGAGAAGAGGAAAAGCTACTCAATGTATCCGTTACTGACAGGAAGGAGTACAGCCAGCAGCGGTGCAAGCACCGGGCCATCGAAGTTGATGAGCAACATCGCATTATCAAATGCCTGCAATGTGGGTGTGCTGTAGACCCTTTCCAGTATGTTCTTCAGTGTGCGATAGACGGGGAATCAGTTGTGACGGAGATAACCAAATTACATCGTCGCCGCGATGAATTGCGGGAATCTGTGGGCAATCTTGAGCGCGAAGAGAAGAATGCAAAGGCCCGGTTACGCGCAGCCAGAACATCTATTCTCTTTGCTGAGAATGACCTGAAAAACGTTGAACAGGGAGTGAACAATGGCTAAATCAGCAGCGGAACGCAAAGCGGCGCAGCGTGCGAAACAGGCCGCCGCCGGTGAGCGCAAACTGGAACTGCAACTCGATGCGCAGGAACTGGATATGCTGGAGCGCAATTGTGCATCACGCCGCCCGGGGCGAGCGCCGTATGAAATGAGCGAATACGTCGCGCTGCTGATCCGCCAGGACGATGCTCGCGTTCGTGGTCGCATCAAGTCAATCAGTTCGAAGTCCTGCCAGAAATGCGGGGACGCGTTGCCGGTTGAATCGTGTCCGTGCAACGGTGATTCGGCATGCTGGGTTACTCATGGCTGGCATGAAACCAAATTAGCGGTGTGACATGTCACAATATAATCAATAACATACAAGCCTCTTCGGAGGCTTTTTTTGTCGGCGTTAAATTGCTTTTGCCACAATGCCTAGCCATAATATCCCTGTCAGCCTGAACAACTGACACCCGGACATTCGCGCCACGGAGAACACCATGGCGCAGCACCACCAGCTTAAACACAATCGCCTGACGTTATCCGACGTCAGCGTTTTGTCGTATCTGCCGCTTAACCTCTTCGGGGGTGACGAGTGAGCCAACAATTCCACCTCATCAGCGAAAGCGTCAAGCAGAACGCTATCAACTACATTCGTCAGCTGCCGGTCGACACTAAGCGCCCGCTGATTCTCGACGTCAAAGAATCGACGCGCACCGCAATTCAGAACCGCAAGATGTGGCCGCTCCTGAAAGACCTTTCCGACCAGGTTCTCTGGTTCGGCAATAAATACGACTCCGACGACTGGAAAGACCTCATCACCGCGCTGGTGGCTAAGACCAAAAAGCAGGAACAGCGAATGGCGCCGGGCCTCGATGGCGGCGTGGTGATGTTCGGCCAGCGCACCAGCAAAATGTCCATTTCCCGGATGGTCGAAGTCATCGAGACGATTTACTGGTTCGGCACCCTGCAAGGCGTCAACTTCAGCGAGCAATCTCGCAATGAAATCGAGTGGGCAAAGCGGTGGGGGGACAGCAATGCGAAATAACTCCAGTCAGAAAACCTATCGCAGCAAAAAATGGCTCGCTGCTGTCGGGCAGATCGAACAGTGCGTGTTATGCGGTTCATGGGGGACGCAGGTAGCGCATCGCAATGAAGGCAAAGGCATGGGCCTGAAAGTCGATGATTGCGCTACAGCGTCGCTTTGCATTTGCTGCCACGACAGTATCGACAACGGCAACAAGCTTACTCGCGACGAACGCCGCCAGTTAATGGACCGCGCTATCGTTCTGACCGTTATCCAGATCGTCCGCCTTGGGCTGGTGTTGCCCGCATGAAAATTTACGATATCACGCCGATCGGAAAGCCTCGAATGACCCGCGCGGAAAAATGGAAAACGCGACCTGAGGTCATGCGTTACCTTGCGTTCTGTGATGAAGCACGCTTGCGCAAAATCAATCTCCCTGAGTCCGGCGCGCACATCACCTTCGTTATGCCAATGCCACCGAGCTGGAGCAAAAAGAAGCGGGAACAGTTCAGTGGCAAGCCGCGCCAGTCAAAACCAGACTGCGACAACATGCTTAAAGCACTGATGGATGCGCTCTACACCGACGATGCCCACATCTGGGATTGTCGGATTACAAAGCTGTGGGGCGAAAAAGGCCAAATCATTATTGGGGAGTCCGTGTGAACGCCATTCAACTGAAAACTATGCGTGTTTACTGGTCACGCCTGCGTCTGTGCTACTGGGCGGGCTCTGTCGTTACCGATTATCGAATCCTGCGAAATAAAATCCATACGCTGAGGGCCGCCTGATGAGCCAGCAATATCTGCAATTTATACGCGAAGAGTTAATGATTGCGACCGCAGACCTGAGCGGGAGAACGAAAGGGCAACTGGTGGCATTCGCCGAGAGCGGTATGGCGCGTACAGACCGGCTGAAGCGTAAGCGCCGCACGATGCTGGATGAGATGACCGGGGATGTCATCGCTATTTACGGCGATCCGGTTCCGGGCACGCAGACGCGGGGAAAGGGCTCGTCGGTTGCACTTATTGAACCGGTACAATTCTGCACAGCGTCATGGCGCCGTGCGCTGACAACGCTCGATAATCACGAACGCGCCTGGCTGTCATGGTGCTATGCAGGCGATCTGACGTTTGCTCATCAGATGGCGATCGCCAGGTGGGTATGGGCAGAGTTCAAAGCCGGAATGGGTGGGAAGCGAGTGACAGCAAAAACCATGAAACGGTTGCAGGCGCTTGTCTGGCTGGCCGCGCAGGATGTAAAGAGCGAACTGGCGGGCCGGGATGTTTATCAGTATGCGGATCTGGCGGCGCTGGTGGGTGTCGCTCCGGATAACTGGAGCAAAAATTACGTAGATTACTGGGAGACATTACTGGCTACGGTCGAACAACTAGACCGGCATGCGCTTTTATCAGTAGCGAGAACACGATCACAACATAAATTGACTTTTTCGCAGCCAAGTATTGCAAAAGTCAACTAAATAGGCCATATTTGAGTCTAATTTGATATTTTGTCAAAATTGTAATTAACCCGCCTTGTGCGGGTTTTTGCGTTTTTGGGGGCCTGAATGTCGACAGCGATAATTTGCGCATCCGGACCCTCTCTCAGCGCTGAAGATTGTGCGCTCGCATCGCGTTCCGGCCATCCGATTATTGCCGTCAATTCATCATGGCGTGCAGTGCCGGAATGCTCCTACATTTACGCGGGTGATTTGCAATGGTGGGATCTCAATATTCCAGCTATTCCCAGCACACCAGAACGCTGGACATGCAACCTCAGAGCGCATCTTCGTTACGGCATCAAACTGTTCCAGACGGACACCGGCGCCACATTCAATTCTGGGCAGCGGGCTATCTTGTTTGCTCACTGGCTGGGCGCGAAGCACATCATTCTGCTGGGATTTGATTGCTCAATAGCAAACGGCAGCCACTGGCACGGTGATCATTCTGTTCTGGATAATCCGACCGCGGCGAACGTGAAACGCTGGCGCGGTGAGTTCGGCCATATTGCGCAGTCACTTTCTCATGTAAACATCATCAACAGTAGCCGCGAAACAGCGATGAGCTGCTTTCGTCGCATGCCTCTAAATGAGGCTTTGAGCGAGGTAGACAGGTGACCCCACCCATTTACATAGACGGCATGCTGGGAATGGGAGACACCATTTACCAGCGCGCTTTCGTCAAACAGCTGCCTGCTGGGACATTCATTAAGACGGCCTGGCCGGAACTTTACGAAGACCTGCCGGTTAAAGCGGTTCGAAGTGATACCACGCTCAGAACGCAGCGTAAAAATGAGTTTCGCAGCTCTGCAAAATTCTATCCGCCTCCATCGCCACGACAAACGAAGCGGATCTTTTATGGTCCGGATGATCTGCGGCGCGGTTCGATATTTGATGCAATGCGCAGACAGTTTGGCGTATCGCCAGCAGCGCTGGATTTGCCATCCTTTGGCCCGGCGCAGTTTACGCACAAAAAGCCGATCGCCGTTATTCGTCCGGCAACCGTTCGTTCTGAATGGCGTAGCGACTCCCGAAACCCAGACCCAGACTATCTCCTGCGTGCATCGCGAATCCTGCGAAAACATTTCTGCGTGATTAGCGTCGCTGATTTGCAGGACGGGGAAGAGTGGCTGGTGGGTGACGAACCAGAAGCTGATCTGAAAATGCACGCTGGCGAGCTCAATATCAAAGACTTGATGCGCCTGGTCGAGCATGCCGCCGTGGTGGTCACTCCTGTTGGTTGGGCGCTTCCTGCGGCTATCGCGTACAAAACACCTGTTTACGTTGTCGCTGGTGGGCGTGGTGGGCATAACGCCCCCGAAATCGTCACCGATCCGGTAATGGATTTATCCCGTGTTGGCTGGGCAATACCAGAAAACTATTGCCGCTGTGAAACATGGGATCACTCCTGCGATAAACACATCTCCAACTTTGACACAAAATTTGAGGCCTGGCTGAATGAAGTCGTTTTATCAGGAACTAAACAGCGGGCTGGTGTTTCTTCCAGAGCTGGGGATCGGTCGCTACCCGGTTCCGGCCACGCGCCCTTATGACGAGCAGTATTTTGCGAAATATCAGCTACTGGCTGATACCGAAGCAGGTCGTTTGTTAACACAGGCCAGAATTGAGCTGGTGGCGCGCCACTATACAGGGCCGGTACTGGATGTAGGCATAGGTGCCGGCCAGTTCGTTTCTTCCCGACCTGGAACGCTTGGATACGACGTTAATCCTGCTGGTGTTGCCTGGCTGAATGAGCGGGGCGCATTTGCGGACATCTACGCCAGTCAGTGGCGCGCTCTGACGATGTGGGATGTACTGGAGCACATCGACGAGCCGGAGCTGGCGGTACAGCAGGCTACAGAGTTTATTTTCGTGTCGATCCCCATTTTTACCGATGCCGGAGACATTCTTCGCTCGCACCACTTCAGGAAGAACGAACACATCTGGTATTTCACTGACGACGGTATTAAGCGCTGGTTTGCTGAACAGGGCTTCGAGTGCGTCGAGCAGAACACAATCGAATGTCAGCTAGGGCGTAAAGGCGTCGCTTCGTACGCTTTCCGCCGAATCTAACCTTTCTTCTTACCCCTTAACCACACAGCACCCGCATCAAACAGCGAGGTGAAATCATGAATGACTCTCACGGGATACTTGAACAAACAATGAAATGGATCGCGCTATATCTGCCGTCTGTCTACGCAGGATTGTGCGCTCTTGGGATTTCCGCGCTTATCGATATTCGCGCGGGAAAGCCGAAGCTCTACACAGCAACCGGCGCACTGATTTGCGGGATATTTGCGTTGGCTATTTCGGCATTGCTGGAATGGCTCGGCCTACCTGCTAACTCTGGTGCGTTCGTAGGTGCTTTAGTGGGCTTCGTAGGAGCGGACAGATTGCGTGACATGGCACTGGCTATCGTTGCAAGGCGTGCTGGAGTAAACAGCACCGAGGAAACTAAATGAATCAACAACAATTTCAGCAGGCGGCTGGCATCAGCGCCGGGTTAGCTGCGCGCTGGTTTCAGCCGGTAGATGCGGCTATGAAAGAATTTGGCATTACAGCACCGGCTGACCAGGCGATGTTTATCGCACAGGTTGGGCATGAGTCGGGTGGCTTTACCGCAGTAGCGGAGAATCTGAACTACACCCCGGCGGCGCTGGTGTCTACGTTCGGCAAGCGCATAACTCAGCAGCAGGCCGACGCGCTCGGCAGAACGACGACACATCCGGCCCGGCAGGACGCTATCGCGAACCTGGTGTATAGCAAACGCCTCGGCAACAGCGCCCCAGGCGATGGCTGGAGGTATCGCGGGCGCGGCCTGATTCAGATTACCGGCCTTGATAATTACCGCAACTGCGGCGCCGCGCTGAAGCTCGACCTTGTGACTTCGCCGGAGCAGCTCGAACAAGAGCTACACGCCGCGCGCTCAGCAGCATGGTTCTACACGTCAAAAGGTTGTATGGCTTATGGCGCTGATGTAAATCGAGTGACGCGCATTATCAACGGCGGACTCAATGGCATCGACGACCGCAAGCTACGCTACAACAAAGCGCGTGCGGCGCTGCTGGTATGACGTTCTTCAACTTGAAAACCTTCGCTGTTGGCATGCTGATTGTGATGATGGTAATCACTGCAAAAATCGCTTCACACGAAAAGAAGCGCGCCGAAGCAGCCGAGTTTAATCTAGCGCAAGCCACCAGCACCATTGCTGATTTAACTACCCGGCAACGCGATGTTGCTGCGCTCGATGCGAAATACACCGGAGAACTACAAATTGCTCATGCGACTATTGAAGGGTTGCAGCGCGATGTTGCTGCTGGCGATAAGCGGCTGCACATCAACGCAACTTGCAAGCCAGTGTCCAAACCCTCCAGCGCCGCCGGCGTGGATGATGCAGACTCCGCCCGACTTACTGACGCCGCTCAGCGGGATTATTTCACCCTCCGGGAGCGAATCGAAACAAGTGGAAAAATGATTGCAGGCTTGCAGGACTACATCGGAAAGTTATGCAAGCCGTAGACATTACAGAAGCTCTTCCCTGAGGGGCTTCGATAATGCTTCCACCAAAGGATAAGAATCATGGCAAAGGCTGACTGGGAAGCCATTGAATCGGCATACCGGGCTGGTCTGCTGTCGCTTCGTGAAATTGCGGGTAAACATGGCATTAGTGAGGGGGCAATCAGGAAGCGCGCAAAGCGTGACGACTGGTCCCGTGATCTTGCGGCAAAGATTCAGGAACGCGCTGACGATCTGGTACGCAAGAAGGAGGTACGCAAGAAGGTACGCACAGAGACAACTCTCACCGAACGCGTACTTATTGAAGCGACCGCCGAAGCTATTGCCGCTGTGCGAATGGAGCATCGTGGCGATATCAACCGGGCTCGCAAGCTGGCGAATGTACTCTTCGATGAGCTATCAGCACAGTGCGCAGACGTTGGTGCGCTGGAAGAGCTTGGCGAGATACTGCGTAACGAGGACGATAAGGGAATGGACAGGCTTAACGACCTGTACCAGAAAATTATCAGCCTGCCGTCACGCGTTAAGTCGATGAAGGATTTAAGTGATAGCTTGAAAACCCTGATTGGCCTTGAGCGTGATGCGTACAATATTACTGGCGGGAACGAGCCAGAAAAAACATCCGAGCATAACGATAGCACTGACCTTACTACTGACCAGGCCGCTGAGCTTTACCGCAAGATGATGGGGTGATTATGCCTCTACCGTTTGAATTCGATTTCAGAAACCCTGATTACCAGATGGTTTTTGAATGGCGGATGGAGCGCTTACAGCGCATTCGCCAGAATCCCGAAATGCTGCCAGCACTAAAACAGTTTTACCGCACCAACCCGGCACAGTTCATCATCGACTGGGGTATGACCACTGACCCGCGTAACATCGATTATGGCCTGCCGGTCACCATCCCTTTTCTGCTGTTCCCGAAACAGGAAGAGTGGATTCATTGGATCATGGAGCGGCGCGAACGGCTGGAGAACGGCATCACCGAAAAGAGTCGCGAAATGGGGCTCAGCTGGACGGCGATCGGGCTGGCTTGCTCGCTCTGCCTCTTCAACAAAGAAATGGTCATCGGCTTCGGCTCCCGTAAAGAGGAGTACGTCGACAGCACCGGTGACCCGAAGGCGCTGTTCTGGAAGGCGCGCAAGTTCGTGGAAACGCTGCCCGTCGAGTTTCGCGGTTCATGGGACGAGAAGAAGCACGCGCCGTACATGCGCGTTGAGTTTCCCGATACTGGCGCGGTCATCAAAGGCGAAGCTGGCGACAATATCGGACGTGGTGACCGTACCACGCTCTACCTGGTGGATGAGGCTGCATTCCTCCAGCGTCCTCTGCTGATCGACGCAGCGCTGTCTCAAACCACCCGCTGCCGTATCGACCTGAGTTCGGTTAACGGCATGGCGAACCCGTTCGCGCAGAAGCGTCACGGCGGGAAGATACCGGTATTCACATTCCACTGGCGAAATGACCCGCGCAAGGATGAAGAGTGGTATCGCAGGGAATGCGAGAAAATCGACAATCCGGTGGTGGTGGCGCAGGAGCTTGACCTGAACTACAGCGCATCAGCGGAAGGCGTCCTGATCCCGTCCGACTGGGTACAGGCTGCCGTCGACGCGCATATCAAGCTGGGCATCCAGCCAACGGGCAAACGACTGGGCGCGATGGACGTCGCCGACGAAGGCCGGGACAAAAACGCCTTTTCGACCCGTCACGGCTTCCTCCTGGAGAACGTGCGGGAATGGTCCGGCGTGGGCAGCGACATTTACCAGTCCGTTGAGAAGGTCTTCGGCTTTTGCGAACAGGACAACCTCGAAGAGTTTCGCTTCGACGAGGACGGTCTGGGCGCTGGCGTTCGCGGCGATGCGCGCGCCATCAACGAACTGCGTAATGCTGCACGCCGACCGTCAATACTCGCCACACCGTTTCGCGGTAGCGGAGCGGTGTTTGATCCGGACGACGAAGCGGTGCGCGGCGACAACGGACAGGCCGCCCGCCTGAATAAGGACTTCTTCGCTAACGCCAAGGCCCAGAGCTGGTGGCGGTTACGCAAGCTTTTCCAGAATACCTATCGCGCCGTGGTCGAGGGCATGGCCTACAACCCGGACGAAATTATCTCAATCAGCAGCGCTATGGCGAGCAAAGACAAACTCATCATCGAGCTGTCGCAGCCGACCTACTCCATTAACGGCGTGGGGAAAATCGTTGTTGATAAACAGCCTGACGGCACCAAGTCGCCGAACCTCGCCGACTCGGTGATGATCAGCTACGCGCCAATGAATTCAGCCCTGAACATCTGGGAGCTGCTAGGGAGACAGGCCTGATGGCACGAAACAAGCAAGCCTCTCAGCGAACGGCGCAGGCCACCGCTGATGGCTATGAGAACTTTGTCGCCCGCGTGGGGATGCAGACGCCTAACCAGCACTCAGCATCGACCTACCGGGCGAACTTCACCAGCCGCAACCGCATGCTGGTGGAATGGTCATATCGCGGATCGTGGGTTATCGGCGAAGCGGTCGACGCTATCCCGGACGATATGACCCGGAAAGGCATTCGCATTACTTCGGAGATTGATGCCAAAGACCGTGGCACCCTCGAAGCGCAGCTGGATGAGTTGCAGATCTGGGATGCGCTGAACGACGTGCTGAAATGGTCGCGTCTCTACGGCGGCGCGGTTGGCTTCATCATGATCGAGGGGCAGGCACCAATGACCCCGCTGCGGCTCGAAACCATTGGAGAAGGCAAGTTTAAGGGCATTCTCCCGCTCGACCGCTGGATGATTAACCCGGTGCTGACCCGCCGCATTAAAGATATGGGGCCGGATCTCGGCAAACCTGAGTTTTACGACGTGGTGACCACTGCAACGGGCATCCCGGCCTGGCGCATCCATCACAGCCGCCTGATTCGCTTCGACGGGGTGACGCTGCCATTCCAGCAGAAGATGACCGAAAACGAATGGGGAATGTCGGTTGTAGAGCGTATCTGGGATCGGCTTACTGCGTTCGACAGCGCCACTGTCGGCGCTGCGCAGCTGGTCTACAAAGCGCATCTGCGTACCTACAAAGTGAAAAAACTCCGTGAACTTATTGCGCTGGGTGGTCCCGCGTTCGAAGCGCTGCTGAAGAACATCGATCTGATCCGCCAGTTCCAGAGCAATGAAGGCATGACGCTGATGGATTCCGAAGATACTTTCGAAACCCACCAGTACAGCTTCAGTGGTCTGGATGACATTCTTTCGCAGTTTGCTGAGCAGATCAGCGGTGCCGTCGGCATCCCGCTGGTACGCCTGTTCGGTCAATCCCCGAAAGGCTTCTCTACTGGTGACGCAGACCTCGCCAACTATTACGACCGGGTGAGTTCATTGCAGGAGCGCCGCTTACGGCTGCCGATGCGCCGGATACTGGACATTATGCACCGCTCGGAACTCGGTAAGCCGCTGCCGGACGATTTCACGTTTGAGTTTAACCCGCTATGGCAAATGTCTGACGTTGACCGCTCAACGGTGGCCGTAAACACCACAAACGCGATCAGCACCGCGCTGGGCGACGGATTAATGACGCGTAAGGCGGCGATGACCGACCTGCGAGAAAACTCTGACGTCACCGGCATCGGGGCATCCATTACCGACGAGGACATAGAGAATGCCGAAGACGAAGCGCCGCCAGGCATCGGCGAACTTGGCGACAAACCGCCAGAGTCGCCAGGCGGAGATCCGATATCGAACGAGCCTACGGCAGATAGCGCGGGCGGTCGGGGATATCGTAAATGGGCGCTACGATGGTTCAAACGATAGCGTCACCGAAATAATGGATGCGCTGGAGCGCTACAGCGAAATCATCACCCCCTGGGCGACGAAGGTTGCTGAGAACTTTACCGCCGACATTGCGCGCCAGAATGAAAAGCAGTGGCGTCAGCACAGCCGGAACATCAGCGCAGAGCTGCGCAACATGGTCGACCGCGCCCCCGTAGGTCAGGTGATGAAATCCATCGTCGCCGAGCAAATTAAGTACATCAAATCGCTGCCTCTTGAGGCCGCCGATCGGGTGTATGACATTCAGAACAAAGCCATCGAGGCCGTTGTGACTGGTGGCCGCGCTGAGCCATTCGCGAAAGAGATAGCTGCGTCCGGTGACGTGTCACGCTCACGAGCGAACCTTATCGCCCGTACCGAGCTTGGACGCGCAACCGGAGCGCTGGATCAGGCGCGTGCGCTGTCAATCGGCTCGAATGGTTATATCTGGCGTACAGCCGAAGATGGCGACGTCCGGCACTCTCATCGTGAAATGGAGGGCAAGTTTGTCGAATGGGGCCGACCTCCAACGCTTGACGGCATGACCGGTCATGCTGGCGAGCTCCCGAACTGCCGCTGTTATAAAGAGATCGTCTTCCCCAACCCTCATTCTTATCTCGCCTGAATCGCAGGTAAACCATGAAATATTTTTTCAATACCCGGCTGGGGGAAACCCGCTATCAGCTGGCTGACGGCTCTCTGTTGTGCAAAGACGTGCCGATAGGTCGAACGGGTAAACAGCTCTACGGCGCTGCCGATCTGCCAAACCTCAAACCCGACAAGCTCGGTGAGATAGTCGTAACGCGCTCTCCTGAGCAGGTATTCCATCCGGCCACGCTCGCCTCATTCGAAGGGATGAGCATCACGATCCTGCATCCTGAAGATGAAAACGGGAATGTGCGGCTGGTAAATCCCGAGAACTGGAAAGAGCTTGCTGTCGGGCATCTTCAGAATGTGCGGCGCGGTACTGGGGACCAGTCTGATTTGATGCTGGCTGACCTTATCGTCAAAGACGAAAGCGCCATTCAGCTTATCGAAGATGGCCTGCGTGAAGTGTCGTGCGGCTATGACGCGGAGTATGAGCAGGTCGATATTACCGGAAACCATGTGGCTCTTGTCCCTAAAGGCAGAGCCGGAAATCGTTGTGCAATTGGAGACAGAGACACAATGGCAAATCAAAAGAAAAGCTGGTGGACCCGCATGCGCACGGCCATCAAAACGGGTGACGCGGACACCATGAACGAACTGCTGGACTCTGCGCCAGCGGCGGTAACGGGTGATGAAGGGGATCTGCCGAGCGGCGTTAACCTCAACATTAACCTTTCACCGCAGCAACCATTACCGGACAAAAAGCCGGAAATGGGCGGAGAGCCAACCGGCGACGGCGAGGACGATATCAAAACCTTGCTCAAAGCCCTGCTGGCTAAGCTGGAAGGAAACGCGACGGGCGATAACGACAATAAGCCTGACGATAAAGACAAAAAAGAGCCGACCGGCGACGGCGAGGACGACGAAGAGGAAACCACGATTACCGGTGACTCTGCCTATCGTGCCGAGGTTATCGTCCCGGGTATCGATCTGAGCCGTAAGGTGAAACCGACCGCATTCAAACGTGATGTGCTGGCTGCCGCTGACAAAACACTGGTTCGCCAGGTTGTCGGTGATGCGGATATCCGCAAATTGCCCAAGCAATCGGTAGATATGGCGTTTAACGCCGTGTCAGAGATTGCCAAAGGGCGAAACACCCGCAGCACCACGGGCGATGCACAACGTCCAAATATGGGCATGACCAGCATCGCTTCCCTGAACAAACAAAACGCCGACTTCTGGTCTAACCGCAAAGGATAATCCAATGACTGCATATCTGTACCGGATGCCTGTTGGCATTGCCGGGGCCATCTCTCGCCCGCAGGACTTAACCGTCGAACCGGTGATCCTTAAATCCGCTAATGCCTTCGCTGCATATGGTCTGGCTGGCAAATACGACGCTGACGGCTTTTTCGTGCCGCTGGCGGACGGTGACACCGCCGACAAGGTGAAGGGGATCTACGTTCGTCCGTATCCGACAACATCGCAGCCAGACATGGTTCGCCAGGTGGGGGCGGATAAGAACTTCCCGGGCGACGCCATGAAGCGTGGCTACATGACCGTTAACCTCGGATCTGGCTTTGATGCCAGCACCATCAAAAAAGGCGCGCCTGTCTACGTGGTTGTTTCGCTCGATTCAACCATTGACGTGCCGCTGGGCGGTTTCATGTCCACGTCAGTTAGTGGCAAAAACGTGGCGCTGACCAACGCCGAATTCACAGGGGCCGGTGACGCTAACGGCAATGCAGAAATCTCCTGGAAGATTTAAGGAACAGACGAATGATTACTTTTGATCAGGCAACCGTTGATGGCTCTGGTGCCTTTCTCATCGGGGAGCTGGAACGACTCGACCAGACGCTGAACCTGCCGCTGGTGGGTTACACCTGGACCCGCGATATTCAACTGCGTGAAGACGTTTCTATCGCAGATGACATTTCCAGCTGGACTAACACCAGCTTTGGCGCTGCGGGTACTGGCGCAAATCCGAACGGTAAAAACTGGGTAGGTAAAGACTCCACCGCTATTGCTGGCGTGAACGTTGATATCGGCAAAGACGGCAATCCGCTGAACCTCTGGGGAATGGAACTGGGCTGGACCGTTGTAGAGCTGGCAGCAGCTCAGCAGGTAGGCCGCCCGATTGATACCCAGAAGTACGACGGGATGCAGCTCAAATGGCAGATGGACAACGATGAACAGGTTTACATCGGCGATGATGCGCTCGGCCTGAAAGGTCTGGCAAACCTCGTCGGTGTGACGCTGAACAATGCGCCGAAGACCTGGGCGAACTCCACCAACGACGAGATCCTCGATAGCGTGAACAGCATTCTGTCGAATGCCTGGGCAGCATCCGGTTATTCCGTCGTGCCTTCTGATCTGCGCATTCCGCCAGAGCAGTATTCACTGCTGGCGAGCCGTAAAGTTTCCGAAGCGGGTAACCAGTCGCTGCTGACCTATTTGGCTGTGAACACTATCGCTTTCCACCAGAACGGCGTTCCTCTGGAAATCAAAGCGGTCAAATGGCTGAAAGGGCGCGGGGTTGGCGGTAAAGACCGTATGGTCGCCTACACCAACGACAAGAAATACGTGCGCTATCCGCTGGTGCCGTTGCAGAGCGTTCCTATCCAGTATCGCGGTCTGTACCAGATTGCTACCTACTACGGCAAGCTCGGTGCGGTTGAGCCAGTGTACAAAGAAACCCTGTCCTACGTGGACGGTATCTGATAACCAGAACGGCCCCGAAAGGGGCCAGAAGGAAACTGAAAATGGCGAAAGAAAAGCTGGTTACCATCCATGTTCACACCCCGTTTACGCTGACGCTCGGCGATCAGTCAAAACAGGAGTTTGGCCGGGGACGGCATAACGTACAGGAAGAGGTCGCGTCGCACTGGTTCACCCAGGCGCACTCTGAGCTTTCCGAAAGAGCGATTAGCGACACCGATGATCTGCAACCCATTATCGACGGCCTGCAAGCGCAGATTGCCGACAAAGATAAGCAGATTGTCGATAAAGATCAGCTGATTGCCGATCTGAAAGAAGCGCTGCTCAAGCTGCAAGAGCAGAACGACAGCCTGCAAGCGCAGATTGCTGCCGCCCAGACTGGCGGTAATGGGGCGAAAGATGCCAAAGAATCAAAGCCTGCCAACAGTAAGTGATTTTCGCACCGACTTCCCGCAGTTCGCTGATACCACCAAATACCCCGAGGCTCAGATCCAGTTTCGGCTGAATCTGGCCGACATCATGATGAATGAAAGCCTATATGGTCCGACTATGTATCCCTACATCGTCGAGCTGTATGTCGCTCATTACATGACGTTGTTTGCTCAGGACCAGCGTTCTGCGGCGGCCGGTGGCTCCGGCGGTAACGCCAGTGGCGTCCAGTCCTCTAAATCTGTTGATAAGGTCAGCGTCAGCTACGACAACAGCATGACGCTGAATCCTGATGCAGGTTTCTGGAACAACACCCGCTACGGTGCAGAGTTTTACCAGCTCGCTACTATGTTCGGCGCTGGCGGTCGTCAGCTATGAGTTTCAAAAGCGGTGTAACAACGAGGGTGGATAACGCTCAGGTTATTCTGGATGCGCTCAAATCCATCAGTAAAAAAGAAGTGCTGGTGGGCATTCCGGAAGAAGACAGCGAGCGTGAAGATGTTCCGTTTGGTAATGCCGGGATCGGTTACGTCAACGAATACGGCTCACCCGCGCAAAACATCCCCCCACGCCCGCATCTGATCCCAGGCGTTAAATCGGTAGAGGAACAGACGTTGCCGCAGCTCAAAGCAGCGGCGCAGGCTGCGCTTGATGGTAATGCGGCGGGTGCGGAAAGAGCGCTCAACCGCGCCGGAACGCTGGCCGCTAATGGTGTCAGGCGTTACATGACCATTACCGGCTTTACGCCTCTGGCAGACAGCACAGTTGAAGCCCGTGCGCGACGTGGGCGCAAGGGTGCAAAAGCGGAACTTGCGCGGAGATCGGCAGACGGAAAACTTAATGCTATCAGTCCAGACTCTGGTCAATTGATAAGCAATGAGAATGTAAGGCCGTTAATCGATACCGGGCAGTACCGCAGAGCCATCACCCACGTAGTGAGGGATAAAGATGCCAACTCTTGACGTGACAGATGTGCTGTTTGACCCCGACTTTTGCGACACCAATCTCTGGGTTACCCGGAGAGAGCAAACCGTTGATGAAGACGGGATCGGCAGCGACAGCGAAGTTAAAACGCAATTCTCTGGCGTCGTTACTGTCGACCGCTCTCTCGAAAACCGACGTATGCAGTCCGGGCAGGTTATCAGTGGCGCGATTCTCATCGTGACAACTGAGCGGCTGACGCAGGGGCAGACTGGCCGTGACGCCGATATCGTGACGTACCAGAACCGTGATTATCGTGTGACATTCGTTGACCCGTACACGGCTTACGGTGCTGGCTTCGTCCAGGCGCATTGTGAATTACTGCCGTTTGATGGGGGAACTCCCGTTGAGCAATAACACCAGCACAGAGCGCGGCTGGCTGACACCCACCAGCGGCGATCCGGATTATGACGAAGCGCTCGACAGGCTGTTAAGCCAGTGGATGCGCAACGTTTCCGGCTTGCCTTCGGGGATGGTTCGCCCACGCTGGCAGAAAGATCAGCCGCCACTGCTACCCGTTGAAACGAACTGGTGCGCGTTCGGCGTTACCGGATGGCCCATTGATAACAGTCCTGCATTCACCAGGCAGACCGACGAGGGCGCACAGCTCTGGCGGCATGAAACGTTCGAGTGCATGGCGTCGTTCTATGGCCCGGCTGGTATGTCTTATGCGTCCCGTTTTCGCGATGGCATATCTGTCCCGCAAAACAATGCTGAACTGAACGCGCTTGGTTTGTCTCTGGGCGACTATACCGGTCTGACCCCTTTCCCCGAACTTATCAACCAGCAATGGGTTCGCCGCTACGACATGACGGTGCGCCTGCGCCGGAAGGTTGTGCGCGAGTACGGCATCAAATCGCTGGTGGAAGCGCCAGTCACCTTTTTTGGAGAATAAACTATGACGCAGGGCTTACCTGTATCCAACGTTGTAAACGTTGATGTGATCATCTCGCCGAAAGCGGCTACTGGTCGTAACTTTGGCGCGCTGCTGATCCTCGGCTCTTCCACTGTCATTCCAGTGCAGGAGCGCGTTCGCCTTTATGCGTCCGTTGAGGACATTGGCGAGGACTTCGGAGTCGACAGCCCAGAATATGAAGCGGCGCAGGTTTTCTTCAGCCAGTCGCCGAAGCCGACGCAGGTTTATGTTGGCCGCTGGGCGAAGACGCTGACCTCTTCCGAAGGTGGAAGCGTGGAAACCATTGTGCAAGCTGTTAATGCCTGCCTGCAATATACCAACTGGTATGGGCTGGTTGTCGCTGATGATGTTGCTGATGGCGGCGATGTGCTTGATGCTGATGACGTGATTGAGGTTGCTAAACTCATCGAAGCGTCCAGCCTGAGCCGCATTTTCGGGGTAACATCTGCCGACGCCGATATTATCAGCACGACTTCGACGACCGATGTTGCGTCGAAATTAAAGGCTGGCAAGTATTCCCGTACCTTTATTCAATATTCCACCAGCAGCCCTTATGCGGCGGTTTCAGCTTTCGGTAGCGCGTTTACTGTCAATTTCAACGGCAGCAATACCACCATTACCCTGAAATTCAAACAGGAACCGAGCGTAACCTACGAAACGCTGACGGTAGGCCAGGCGGCGGCTGTGGATGCGAAGAATGCGAACGTGTTCGTGTACTACGCCAACGACACGGCGATCCTGCAACAGGGTGTGATGGCAAACGGTGACTTCTTCGACGAGCGCCACGGGCTCGACTGGTTGCAGAACTACGTTCAGACCAATCTCTATAACCTGCTTTACACCAGCACCACCAAAATTCCGCAGACTGATGCCGGTGTGACCCGTCTGCTTTCCAACGTTGAACAGTCCATGGATCAGTCCGTCACGAACGGTCTGGTAGCGGCTGGCGTGTGGAATGGTGGCCCTATCGGACAGCTGAATTCCGGCGATACGCTGACCAAAGGTTATTACGTGTATGCGCAACCTCTGTCCGAACAGGCGCAGGCCGACCGCGAAGCGCGCAAAGCACCGTTAATTCAGGTGGCCTGTAAGCTGGCTGGCGCAGTTCATTATGCCGATGTGCAGATCAACGTGGTTCGCTAAGGAGCGATAAATGGCAACTTATTCTTTTCTCGATGTAACCGCGTCGCTCACCGGGCCGACCGGCGTTATCGATCTTGGTCAGGGTTCTGCGAACTCTGAGGAAGGTATCACCCAGACCATGGGCGGCAACAAGAACACCATGACCATCGGTGCCGATGGCGAAGTGATGCACAGCCTGCACGCCGATAAGTCAGGCACCATTACGGTGACGCTGCTGAAAACCTCCCCGGTTAACAAGAAGCTGTCTCTGGCGTATAACGCGCAAAGCCAGTCCTCTGCCACCTGGGGCAATAACGTGATCGTCATTCGCAACACGGCATCGGGTGATATTTCTACTGCCCGTTCGTGCGCATTCCAGAAACAGCCTGATTTCAATAACGCCAAAGAGGGCGGGACTGTTGCCTGGGTGTTCGACTGCGGCAAGATTGACCAGCTGCTCGGGGAGTTTTAACGCATGGAATTCGAAATTAAAGGCGTGAAATATCGCACCGCAAAGCTCAGCGTTTTCGAACAGCTGAAGGTGTCCCGCAAGCTGTTGCCGGTGCTGGCCGGAATGGTTTCTGACTTCCGGAGCGTTCAGGAGAAGATCAGCAGCAAAGACACAGAAGGCGCGATGGCTACCATCCTGCCAAAGATTGCCAATGCTGTGTCCGATCTGAGCGATGGCGACGTGGACGCTATCCTGTTCCCCTGCCTTTCCGTTGTTTCACGCGAGCACATGAAAGGCTGGGTGCCGGTCTGCCAGCATGGCGAAATGGCGTTTGACGATATCGACCTGCTGACCATGCTGCAACTGGTGGCGCGGGTGGTCGCCGACTCGCTGGGAAATTTTTTGCAAGGACTCCCTACCAGCGAGACGCCCACCCCGCCAGCGGAATAACCTTCAACAGCCTGCCGGGCGGAGAAGATTTTATTCTTCGCCCGGCGCTCGCCTGGCACATCGACCAGAAAGACCTCGACAGCGGCGCGGTAGACCTCTGCCGCATCGCGCTGCTGAATGACTATCTCGATATGAGAGAAGACAACGAATCCCGTGTAGATAAGTGGAGAGCTGCTAATGAGCGGTAACGCCGAAACCATTAAAGACTTCCTGGTCTCCCTGGGCTTCGATATCGATCAGGCGGGCGCGAATAAGTTCGACGCGGTGCTGAAAGGCGTGACGGCGAACGTGCTGAAGGTCGGCGCGGCGGTCGAGGGCGCGGCGCTGGCTGTAGTGGGGTTCACTACCCAAATCGCGAACGGCCTCGATAAAGTCTACTGGGCATCACAGCGTACTGGGGCCAGCGTTCAGGGCATTAAGGCGCTGGGCTATTCTGTAGCGCAGATGGGCGGCGATGTTCAGGCGGCCACATCATCACTTGAGAGCCTGGCGAGCTTTATGCGCAGCAATCCGGGGGCCGAGGGCTTCCTGAACCGTCTGGGTGTCCAGACCCGTGATGCCAGCGGAAAGATGCGTGATACCGCATCAGTGTTTACCGGGGTAGGACAGAAACTCAACAGCATGCCGTACTATCGTGCAAAGCAGTACGCGCAGATGCTGGGCATTGATGAAAATACCCTGATGGCGATGCGTCGGGGCCTGGGCCAGTTCAGTTCCGAATATGCGCTGACGGCCAGACGTATTGGTTTCAATGCTGACGACGCCGCGAAGAAATCCAACGTCTTTATGACCTCGATGCGCAGCCTGACAATGACCCTCGGGCAGGCGCGCGACAAAATTGGTTCAAACCTCGCGGGCGGGCTGGCAGGCAGTATTGATACGCTCCGCAAGCAGCTGCTCGACAACTGGCCGAAGATTGAAGCCGTGCTGATGAAGGTTATCAAAGGGATACTCTTTGCCGGCGACGCGATAACCCGCGTGTTATGGCGTACCGGCCAGGCCATCGGGGATGTGATAGCCTGGTTCAAAAAACTGGACCCGGCCACGCAGCAACTTATCGCTTTGTTCGGTGGCCTGCTGGTGGTCTGGCGGCTGCTGAATACCGCTTTTATGTCGTCCCCAATTGGCATGATAACGACGCTAATTATTGCGCTGGGGCTGCTCTGGGATGATTACCAGACATGGAAGGAAGGCGGCAAAAGTCTGATTGACTGGGGTAAGTGGAAGCCAGAAATCGACGCTGCGCTGAAGGCCATGAAAGAGCTGAAGGCATCGATTAAAAGTATCGGTACCGAAGTCGCGAAGCTGCTCAATATCGACCTGAAGAACTGGACGCTGAAAGGCGACATTGAGAACCTGACGAAGCAATTCGGCGAGTTTGGCAAGATGATGTCAATGATTGGCGACCTCATCAACGCGCTTAAAGATGGCAACTGGAAGCAGGCCTACAGCATTGGTCAGCAGCTCATGGCGCAAGGGAAGGATCAGCCCGATGCCATGCCCGCGGTAACCCAGAGCGCCGAGAATGCGCGGCAGTGGGTTATCGATAAATGGAATAAATTTACAGGGAACGAGCCTGAGCAACACGCGCAGTCAGCAGTGCCGCGAGGTATCCGCAACAACAACCCAGGAAATATTGACTTCCGCGGGCAGGCGGGCGCGGCGCTGGAGAAACCCGGCGGGCGATTTGCGCGGTTCGAAACAGCTTATGACGGCCTGAAAGCTCTGTCACGCCAGCTGATGCGCTACTTCGAAGGGAAGACGACAGGCAAGCCGTTGCAGACACTGACCGACATTATCTCGACATGGGCACCGGGTAACGAAAACAACACCAGCGCTTACATCGCGCAGATGTCAAAAAGTATGGGTGTATCACCCAACGCCATTCTGAACCTGAAGGACCCGCAGGTGATGTCCTCGTTAATGAGCGGCATCATTCACCATGAGAACGGGCGCAACCCTTACCCTGGAGAACTGATCCGAATGGCTGCCGGCGGAACGCCATCGCACAGCGTTCAGCAGGAGACGACGATTAACATTCACGGCGTTTCTGATCCGGGCGAGGCCGCGCGTCTTACCGTTGACCGGCAGAAGGGCGTCAACTCCCAGCTAACCCAACAACTCCCGGCGGTACCGAGCTAATGGATATTCTCTCAGCGATTTTTCGCCAGCAATCACGCCGGATCGGCCTGCTGATACCCAGCGTGGTCGTATCCGAAAAACACTCAGATACGCTCGAGATAACGGAGCACCCGGTGGAAAAGCCCACGACAGGAACAAACTCCGGGTTTATTGCCGATCACGCATACAAGCGGCCCAGCGAAGTCACGATGGAATGCGGCTTTGCGGGCGGCGGCTCGCTGCTCGATTTCGTGGACACGTCGGGAATAGGTCTGGGGCTTGGCCTGAGTCCACAGGAAACCTATCAGCAGATGCTGGACATGCAGTCTTCACGCATCCCTTTTGACGTAGTAACCGGCAAGCGGACGTACAGCAATATGCTGTTGCGCGCGATAGAGGTCACAACAGATAAAACCAGTGAGAACGTGCTCAGCTGCACGCTAACGCTGCGCGAAGTCATTATGAGCCAGACGCAAAGTGTCACCGTCGCGGATAAGGCTGACATGAAAGATGGTGTCAGCACGTCCGCAGTGCAGAACTCCGGCACGAAGTCGACCACGCCGCCGAACGAGTCGCTGATCAGCCAGCTGGGCGGCGGGTTTAATTCTTTCTTCGGGGGATAGCATGCAGTTTAACGAAATCCCGTTATCTCCGGATAACCAGCTTTTCCGTATTTTGCTCGACGACACCACCTACACGCTGCGAATTGTCTGGCGTGATGGTGCTGGCTGGATTATGGACGTGCAGGACAGCGGCGGCGCGGCAATTCTCTCCGGTGTTCCGCTGGTTACCGGGGCGAACCTGCTGGCGCAGTACCCGCAACTGGGTATCAATGGCGTGCTGGTGGTCGCCACCGATATCGGCGCACCGGGCGACCCGACGAAAACCAATCTTGGAAGTTACAGCCACCTTATTTTTGTGCAGGAGTAAGCATGTCAATTAACTGGATGCGGCATTTTGAGCTGCAACTGCTGGATCAGAACGGCCAGGGCGTTTCCCTCTCCGATTTCAAAGTGACTTTCCAGATTGAGTGGGCAGACACGAAGTGGCCGCGCGTAGCGAACGTGAAGATTTACAACCTCTCGACCACAACAGTGAATAAAATCCTCGGGCAGGAATTCGCAAAGATGCGGATCATCGCCGGGTATGACGGGATTGCGCCGGATGTCGACGCCAGCCAGGTCGGCGTAGCGAGGGAAATCTCCGGTGACCAGGGGCAGGCTAACGGCCAGAACTATGGCCTGATTTTTGACGGCGACATTCGCTTTACGGTGACCGGGAAGGACAATATTACCGACTCCTGGGTGCTGGTGCAGGCCATCGGTGACCATGAGGCATTTCTTTATGCCAACACCATCACAACGCTTGCGGCAGGTTATACTGTGGCCGACCTGCATCGGGCAACTATGCAGGACTTCAACGCGTTCGGCGTTACGCAGGGCATCACAGGTGACATGCCAACGACCGTCTTCCCGCGGGGCCGCACAATTTACAACGCGTCACGTAATGTCATGGACAACATTGCAAAGCAGTGTAAAGCAACGTGGCAGCTGGTAGATGGACAGGTGCAGATGGTCCCGGAGAATAAATATATTCATGAGGCTATCAAACTGAGTGCAGACACCGGCCTGATCGGTATGCCACAGCAGACAATGGGCGGAGGCGTTAACGTGCGCTGCCTGATAAATCCGAACATACGCATCAATGGTCTTATTCAACTGGATCAGGCGTCCGTTTATCGGGCTACGCTCGGCAATAACGAGATAGCGCAGTCACCGGGGCGTATTTCTGAGCAGGACGAAAACGGCAACCGGGTGTTGACAGGCACAACCAGCAACGCGGCCAGCATTGCGACGGATGGCGTTTATATCGTCAAAGCTATCGACTATACTGGCGACACCAGAGGCCAGGCGTGGTACATGGATTTGATGTGCTTTGCGCGTGGCGGCCGCGATTTGCAGAACAACGCATCGCTTAACCGGACGTTCTAATAAGATGAAGAAAATCATCCTGATTATTGCCTGCTGTTCTGTTGCCCTATCAACGGTAGCCTACGCTGACTCTCAATGTGGGCCATTCTATTTAGGAACCAGTAAGGCAAATGATGGCTGGGCGCGCATCAATGGGGCGAAGCCTGAAAGCCAGAAAGTAACCTTCCTAAAACAAAAAGAAGATTACGACAATATCAAGATGGAATGGCGGATGGCAACAGACCAGCCGGGCCGCTGGGTGGGCCTTGAGTACATTAAACGCAACGGTAAAGCCATCCTCAACGCCCAGTGGCTACAGGCCAGTATGAACGCGCCACGGCAGTATGCGACGTATGACTGCGTGAAAGTTAAATAAGGTAAGGTACAATGATTAATCATGTTGATATTGCCGCCCAAAAAATGCAACAAGCCCTAAGCTGTATTACCAAGCATGAGACTGATATTTATCGCCAGGCTATGGAAAAAAGATTCGGTGACAGCAGCGAAGACACTGCTAAGAAATGCTCGCTGGTTGTTGCGGGCTCGGTAAAGCGCCTAATGCATGGATATGAAATACTTTGTGAAATATATCCTCCAACACTAAATACTTTCCAAGATTCATCACTGCAAGCCAAGTTTTCCATTTCTCATAATTACAGAATTTTTTGATGTATCATCACCGAATAAGGTCGCAAATGTGCGGCCTTTTTTAATGGGGTTTTTATGCCAATTTCTACCCAGTCGCAAATCGGCGGTGAGCAGCAGACAGCGCAGGCTATCGCCGAATCCGTATCAAATCAGATCCGTGTGGCCATGCCCGGAATTATTCAGTCGTTCGATCCGGTAACGGTAACCTGCACCGTTGAGATCGCGCTGCTGGGCGTCGTTAGCGATGAGGCTGTAGAGCTGAAGCCGCTGGTGGACGTGCCAGTAGTGTTCCCCCGCGGTGGCGGCTGCACCCTGACGTTCCCGGTAAAGGCTGGCGACGAGTGTCTGCTAATTTTCGCTGACCGATGCATTGATTTCTGGTGGCAGTCTGGCGGAGTGCAAAAGACCGTGGACCCGCGGCAGCATGACCTGAGCGACGCATTCGCTATTGTAGGCCCGCAGTCACAGGCGCAGAAGATTAGCAACATCAGCACCAGCGCCGCGCAACTGCGGACTGACGACGGTGCCGCGTTCGTTGAAGTGGCCGCCGGGCACAACATCACGTTGAACACACCCGGAAAGTTGACGGCCAGCGCGCAGGGCGGTACCGAAATCACCTCACCAACCATTGTGCTGAACGGCGCGGTGATCATCAACGGCTCGCTTAGCCAGGGCATGGGCCCAGGCGGTGGCGGCGCAACGATGCTGGGGCCGGTAACCGTAACAAACGATGTTAAAGCCGCGGGGATCAGCGTATCCACGCACAAACACGGCGGCGTCCAGACCGGCGGGGGAACCACGGGGGGGCCGCAATAATGCGATACCGACGAGAAGACGCCGGCGGCGATTACACTTTCGGCCAGGGTGATGACACTTTTCTGATTAACAGGCCGGAATGCGTTGCCCAGGCAGTTAAAACGCGCTTTGAACTCTGGCGCGGGCAGTGGTTCCTCGATGTCACCGAGGGAACGCCGTATGTTCAGTCTGTGCTGGGCAAGCAGCGTTCAGACGTTTATATCCTGGCAATCAGAGAGCGCATCCAGACCACGCCCGGAGTCAGCAGCATTCTTTCCTTCGACACGAACTACGACGGCACCACGCGCCGCGTAACCTTCACATCCACGATTGACACTATCTACGGCCAGACAACTGTAACAAGCGAGGCATAAATGGCTTTGAACCTCGACACGCTGGGCTTATCTGCAACGGTAACAGCTCAGGGGATAAGTGCGCCCGACTATCAGACCATCCTCGACACTATCACCAGCTATTTCCGTCAGATTTACGGGGTTGATGCTTATCTCGAACCGGACGGCAAAGACGGGCAAATGGTGGCGCTGGTGGCGCTGGCGGTACATGACGCGAACAATACGGCGATCCAGATTTACAACTCGTTCTCCCCGGCCACCGGCCAGGCGGCGGCACTGAGCAGTAACGTTAAAATTAACGGTATTACGCGCAAAGTAGCGACGCTCTCGTCAGTCGACATGCTGCTGACCGGCACCGCGGGGACGACAATAACGAACGGCTCAGTGCGCGACCAGAACGGCATTGTATGGAACCTTCCGACCCCGCTGTCGATTGGAGTGGATGGAACCGTGCTGGCGACAGCTACATGTGCGAGCAGTGGCGCAGTCGCAGCGCTGGCCGGAACAATCACCACCATTAACACGCCGACCCGCGGCTGGACAGCGGCAACTAACCCGGCGGCGGCCACGGTTGGCGCGCCAGCAGAAACTGATGCGCAGCTGCGTATTCGGCAGGGACAAAGCGTAGCACTTCCATCAATCACACCTTTCGAGGGTGTCGACGGTGCGATTGCTAATGTGGCTGGCGTGACACGTCACAAGCTCTACGAGAATGATACTGGCGCGCCCGATAGCAACGGGCTGCCGCCACACTCTATTTCCGCCATTGTCGACGGCGGAGACGTTACCGAGATTGCCCAGACTATCCGGGGCAACAAGGGGCAGGGAACGGCGACCTACGGGACGACCTCTGTCACGGTACCGGACACTTACGGCAATCCACATGTTGTTAGCTTTTCTCGGTCGACTGATGTCCCGATTTATGGGCATATCACACTAAGGGCTTTCACAGGCTACACGTCGCAAATTGGAGTGCAGATTCAGCAGGCGGTCGCGGACTATATCAACGGTTTGACTATCGGTGACTCTGTGCTGCTGAGCCGTATTTACTCCCCTGCTAACCTCGGTGTGGTGAGCGGCGGCAACGCGCGCTATTACGATATTCAGGAGCTGCTGATCGGTAAGTCGTCCGGGACGGCGTCGGCGGCGAACGTCACTATCGCTTACGACGAGTCAGCATCTTGTAAGCCCGAAAATATCGCACTGACGGTGACGTCATGAGTAAGTACACCGAGTTAATCACAAACTACCACGCCACAAAGCCGCTTTTCTTCGATCACATAGACCTCAGCACCCGGCCATTAATCGACGTATCCAGCACCATGTCGGGACTGGTGAGCGCGTTTGATATCGATACGGCAGTTGGCGTTCAGCTTGATACGCTCGGGTTATGGATAGGACGTAGCCGCATCGTCAGCCAGCCAATCTCCGGCGTTTATTTTAGCTGGGATACCGAGGGGCTCGGTTATGACCAGGGCGTCTGGCAGGGGCCATATGACCCGGACTCGGGCTATACGACGCTGAGCGACGACACTTATCGCATCATTCTGAAAGCGAAAATAGCTATCAACAACTGGGACGGCCGGAACGATTCGCTGCCGGCCATTCTTGACGCTGCGACAGCAGGCTCAGGCTTGAAGATGCAGATCGTCGACAACCAGGACATGACGATATCGGTCTGGGTATTCCCGGAAACTGATATTTCTGATGTGTCTCTCGAGCTGATCGCCGCTATCAAGCAGGGTTATCTCACAGTAAAAGCCGCCGGTGTCTGGGCCGGTGATGTTGAAACGCCTTCGGTGGAAACCCCATCAGAAGGATCAAAATTCTTTGGGTTTGATTTGGACAACGAATATATCGCCGGTTTTGATGCTGGCGCATGGGGGGAACTACTCTGATGGCTACAAATAACTTTAAATCTTTTGCTACAGGTGCAGGCGCAAACGTGCTTACACAAGCAGATTGGGAAGCACTTCCTGCCTTGCTGAGCGGCTTCACATCGGGTAAGGCCTCAAGTGCTCAAGTAAATAAGGCTATCCGCCAGGCCTCGACGATCGGGGCCCTGGTGGGGCAGTTTATTGCAAATGCTGGTGTTGATGCGCTGGATGATGGGGATATAAATGGGTTGGTAACTAAATTTACGAATGCACTTACCACGAACCTTGGCCTGGGAACAGCTTCGAAAAGAGATGTAGGTACTGCGGAAAATCAAATACCCGATATGACATCGTTTGCGTGTAGTGAGTTTATTGCGACCACGCAGGGATATTCTTGGTTACCTAATGGGTTGATCTTTCAGTGGGGGTATATAAACAATAGTGCTAATGATTTAGTTACTAACCTGCCGATACCATTCCCTAATGCTTTTTTGGCAATTGTAGCATCGTCTGGTTACACTCCTGGTGCTGGAACTGCTGGAATATCTTATCTTGGTACTTCATTGGCAGCTGCGAATAGAACCTCATTTACAAGCCGTAATTCAAGCCCCACGTTAGGCGGGCGGTATTTGGCATTAGGATTTTAATCATGAAAATTTTTTACAGTGCAGACGATAACTCATTTTATCCCGAGGAATTAAAGGAAAACTATGTTTTGTCAGGTAGTTGGCCGGAGAGTGCCTTAGAAGTAGCATATTCTGTTTATAAAGAATTCGCTTTAGATTATCCCCCAGCTAATAAGATGAGGACATCCTCACCCGATGGTTATCCCATGTGGGTTGACATCCCACCTCTAAGTCATGAAGAAGAAGTTGCTTTGGCGGACAGTATTAAACTGGAGTTAATGAGAGCTGTGTCAAAATTAATAGACCCATTGCAAGATGCTGTCGATCTAGAAATTGCGACACAAGAAGAAGTAGAACTTATTGGGAAGTTAAAAAAGTATCGTGTTTTGGTTAACAGAGTTGATACTCAAAATGCTCCGAACATAGAATGGCCAGAAAACCCCGCCTAA